TTCCTGTTACCATTGTAAGCCATAGGCCTTGCATTGGATTCTGACTTAGCAATAGCCCAAGCCATTTTAAGGGCTTTTCCTTCAAAACCAACAGATGATAAAAGCTCTTTAAGCTCATTATCTGTTAGCGTCTCAGAAGGCTTGTACACAGTAGTGCTGTACTTCTCTAAGGTTTCTTTCTTTAGTTGTACCGTTGATTTAGGTGTTTCCACCGTCAACGCTTGAGATGTAGTTGGACCAGGCTGGACTGTAAATAAGAATAATGTTATCATTCCTATATAAGACCAGTTGTGAGCAACATCACTCAATCGCTGTTTTATATTCTCCATTGGCATTTCCTCCTTTAGAGATAACGAACTACAATCATAACATTGATAGGATAATCCTGTCAAGCCAGTTGACTAGAAAAATGACATGAATATATCTTATTATACGATCTGGGCAGGCTTAAATCCTGCTGTTGGATTCGGTTATGCTGGTCAACATATTGTAAAATCGTTACAAGATTTAGGACATACTGTTTCTTATGCTAACCCTAAAGCTGATGTTCAGATAAATTTTACACAGCCTCATTTATTTAAATTACATAGAGGACAATATCAAATTGGATATACTCCATGGGAATCAACATCAATGAGGCCCGACTGGGTTGAAAGATTTAATCAGTGTGATGAAGTGTGGACACCTTCAGATTGGTGTGCAGAAGTTTTTAAAGAAAATGGTGTTACAAAGCCAATATATGTTTACCCACACGGTATTGAAGAAAAATGGTCTGCAGTAAAAAGATCTTATGAAGATAATGAAGTTTTTAAATTTTTACATGTAGGTGAACCATCTCCAAGAAAATCTGGCCAACTAGTAGTTGATACTTTTATTAAGATGTTTGGAGATAATCCAAAATATCAATTAACATTAAAATGTCACAACACTCATACAGTTAGAATTTATGATAAATATGGCAGATTACAAACGCCAGAAGATGTTTACTCAAATATTAAAGTTATAAAAGAAGAGATGGCGATAGAAGACCTAGTTGCTTTGTATCAGAGACATCATGTTTTGATTTATCCAACATGGGGAGAAGGGTTTGGGTTTATTCCGCTACAAGCACTTGCTACTGGAATGCCAGTCATTACGACATACCCCTGGGCACATTATAAAAAGTTTTTAGGTCCCCTAAAGCTAAGGTCTACCCTTACATCAGAATCTTTACCTAAAGCAGTTGGGGATGCACATATAGGAAAAATGTTTAAACCAGATGAAAAACACCTAGAAGAATTAATGCTTGACTCTGTTTTAAATTTTAAAGCCTACTCAGGTTATTACTTTGCCCAATCGACTAAAATACATGAAGAATATAATTGGATTCAGTTGACTAATAAAGCATTTGATCATATTTCTAAAAAATTTCAATAATCTCTTCCCCTTTATAAAGAAGTTTGGTAGAATAGGACTTCAACTAAAATTATACAACCGCAAGGCGGAGAAAAGGTGTTATTCCAAAAATGTCAAAAACTATTGCAAACCCATATGAAAACTTTATAGCATTGTCAAGATATGCTAGATGGATTCCAGAAGAGAACCGTCGTGAAACTTGGGGTGAGACAGTAGACAGATATTTTGATTTTATGTTAAATCATTTATTTGAAAATTATTCATATGAACCCTCATCAAAATTAATAGAAGAACTAAAGCTTGCAGTATTTAATAGAAACGTAATGCCATCAATGAGATCTGTAATGACAGCAGGTACTGCATTAGATAGAGATCACGTTGCTGGATACAATTGTTCATTTGTTCCAGTAGACAATCCTCGTTCATTTGATGAGACCATGTATATTCTTATGTGTGGAACAGGAGTAGGATTTTCTGTTGAGTATAAGTATGTTAATAAACTTCCTGCCGTCCCAGATTCATTTGAAAAGTCAGATACAGTAATTGTTGTAGAAGATTCTAAGCAAGGCTGGGCGAAGGCCTATAGAGAACTACTTGCACTTCTTTGGACAGGACATATTCCAGCAGTTGATGTAACTAAAGTTCGTCCCGCTGGCGCAAGACTTAAAACAATGGGAGGCAGATCATCTGGCCCACAACCATTAGTAAACCTTTTTGATTTTACTATTGCAAAATTTAAATCTGCAGCAGGCCGCCAGCTAAAGCCAATTGAGGCACATGATCTAATGTGTAAAATTGGTGAAATTGTAGTTGTTGGAGGAGTTCGCAGATCAGCAATGATTTCTCTTTCAAATATTAATGATATTGAAATGGCAGCAGCAAAGTCAGGTAACTGGTGGGAAAATAATACACAACGTGCACTTTCTAATAACTCTGTTGCATATTCTCGCAAACCAGAGATGGAGCAATTTATCGCAGAATGGAAAAACCTTTATGACTCAAAGTCTGGAGAGCGTGGAATCTATAATGTTGCTGCAGCACAAGCACAAGCAGCCAAGTACGGAAGAAGAGATCCAGATATACACTATGGAACTAACCCGTGTTCAGAGATTATCCTACGTCCTTATCAGTTTTGCAACCTTTCAGAAGTCGTACTACGTGAAAACGACACAAAGAAAGATATTGAACGTAAAGTACAGCTTGCAACAATTCTTGGCACATGGCAAGCAACATTAACAGACTTTAAGTATCTTCGTAAAATTTGGAAAGACAATACAGAAGAAGAACGCCTACTCGGTGTATCTCTAACTGGACAATTTGGACATAAGTTTATGTCAGGTAAAGAGGACCTTGTTTCACTAGAGGCATTTTTAATGACACTTAGAGAAACAGCAAGAGCAATGAATAAGGACGAAGCTGGGAAAATTGGGATTCCCGAATCTGCAGCAATTACTTGTGTAAAACCTTCGGGTACAGTGTCTCAATTGGTCGGGGTGTCTTCAGGAATGCATGCTTGGCATTCTCCATATTATATTCGTACAGTGCGTGGTTCAAAAGGAGATCCAATCTCTACATTTTTAAAGGAAGTTGGAATTCCAGTAGAAGATGATGTAATGAAACCAAATGACACATACGTATTTTCATTTCCAGTAAAAGCACCAGAAGGTGCAATTGTTAGAAATGACTTAACAGCTATTGAACACTTAAACATATGGTTAGTTTACCAACGTGCATGGTGTGAACACAAACCGTCCATTACGGTTTCCGTAAAAGAAGAAGAGTGGATGGAGGTTGGCGCTTGGGTGTATAAGCATTTTGATGAGGTGTCAGGAATTTCATTCCTTCCTCACTCAGACCATACATACAAGCAAGCCCCATACCAAGAAGTTTCTAAAGAAGAATACGAAGAACTCGTTGCAAAAATGCCAAAAGAAATCCGATGGGAAGACCTGTCATTTTATGAAACGGAAGACGGAACTTCTACAAACGCAACGCTTGCATGCAGCTCAGACGGCAATTGCGAGCTTGTAGACATTTCTGCCTAAAAGTAGTACAATATAATTGGGGTAAAACCCAAAATTCCTGGGCACAATGCCCAGAAATAGGAGGATCTAATGCCAAAGCAAGATCTAAACAATGATGGAAAGGTAACAATGCAAGAGAAAATTCTAGCAGCGTTAGCAAGCTATGGTCGCCACTTCCTTGGCGCAGCCATTGCTCTTTACATGACTGGAAACACTGACCCAGGAGATTTAATCAAGGGTGGTATTGCAGCATGTCTGCCAGTTATATTAAAGGCACTTAACCCTAACGAAACCAGTTTCGGGTTTACCAAGAAGTAATTCTAAAATCAATTAGGAACGCTCCTATGCTAAAATTGGCATAGGAGTTTTCCTATTAGGAGAGTTTAGAAAATGGCAGGACAAAAAAACTGGGAAGTAGACCAAAATACTACATTCTCTTTTATTTTAGAATATAAAGATCCAAGCGATCTTCCAATTTCCCTTGTTGGGGCAAGCGCAAAGCTGCAGGTCCGTGATACAAAAGGCGGAAGCAAGCTAGCATTTACCCTTACCTCACCAAGCACTGGCGGAATAACAATAGACCCAGCCCTTGGCAAATTAACTATTAAGATGACGCCTACTCAAACTAACAAATTATTCTATCCAAAATCTTCTTATGATTTAATGTTAGTAGATTCTAATGGCAACAAAATAAAATTGCTTGAAGGATTTTTAACGCTAAATAGATCGGTTACAATTTAATGCCAATAATTAATAATGACACTATTCCAAAAGTAATAGTAACTGAAACAATAAATGATGTTGTAGTCTCAAGCCCAGGACCCCAGGGTCCTAGAGGAAAAACCATCCTGAATGGAAACGGGATACCAGCTGAAAACCTAGGACTTGAAGGAGACTTCTACTACGATAAAGCTTCAACAAGATTTTATGGCCCAAAGCCAACAGACCTTACATGGGTTGGAGCTACAAATTACCTTTTAAATACAGAAGTTGCTTTCACATATACTTGGGAAATAGCATTCTTCAATAATCAGGCTGGCCCAGTTTACTCAGTTCCAATCAACCACAAGCTAGAATTTTACCCAAATGTGACCGTAAAGACTACTGGCGGCGACATATTAGAAACTGGGATAGAGTATAATAATCTTAACACTTTAACACTGACAATGGCTCAACCATTCTCAGGGACAGCGTACCTGTCTTAGAGGAGCAAAGTAAATGGCAAGACTATTTGTAACTAGTATTAACCTCAACAAGAATGAGCTTATTAATGCTAGAATTCAAAACGTATCATCTGCACCGTCACTTCCAGTAACTGGTCAGATATACTATAACAACTCAGACAATGTAATGTACTATTACAATGGTCGGACTGCACCAGACGGACCATGGATTCCAATGTCTGCTTCTACAGAAGCAATACAAGATATCATTGGTTCAACAATCGTTGGTGGAACAGGTATTACTGCGGTCTACGGAGACCCAGCAGGAACCGAAACAATCTCGATCACAAATACTGGCGTCACAGCAGGAGCATATGGATCAGCAACAAAGATCCCAACATTTACTGTTAATGCTCAAGGTCAACTAACCTTAGCTGGTGAAGCAAATGTAGCAACAACACTTACAATTAATGGAGATACTGGTACAACTGGTATTTCTCTTCTTTCAGAATCTTTACAGGTTTCTGGCGGAGAAGGAATTGATGTTACTGTTACAGATAATACAATTACAATTGCTGGCGAAGACGCAAGCACAACAAACAAGGGCGTAGCATCATTTGCAAATGCAGATTTCACTGTAACAAGTGGGGCTGTAACAATCAAAAATGTTGACCTTGGAACACAGACAACAGGAAATTATGTAGCAGGTATCACTGGCACAGCCAATGAAGTTACAGTTTCTGGCTCAGGTTCTGAAAATGCTAGCGTTACAATTGGACTTCCAGACGATGTAACCATCACAAACAACTTAACAGTTGGCGGTAACTTAAATGTTACAGGAACAATCAACTCAGTAAATACAACACAGGTAAATATAGTTGACAACAAGATCAACCTTAATACCGACTTTACAGGAACCCCAGTAACAGACGCTGGTATCCGTGTAGAGCGTGGGGCATCAGCAGACGTTGAGGTTTTGTGGAATGAGACAGAAGATAAGTGGACACTTACAAACAATGGTACAAACTACCATGAGATTACACGTAAGTTTAAAAAGGATATACTCCTAGCAGACGCAACAAACAGTCCAACAAATACAGCGTTTTTATTTACGCATAATCTTGGAACAAGAGACGTATCTGTACAAATTTATCAAACTGGCACTCCATATGCTCAAGTCGAAGCCGATGTAGAACGTACATCAGA